TTAACTTACTGATTTTAATAATCCTCCCGCACTGTTCTCGTGGCTATGGGGCATCAATGGGGCAAAATCTGCCAGCTTCTGATTCAGCATTGCGATCTGCTCTGCGCTGCTGTCAGCCATCCATGCCCCATACACATTGAACACCATCTGGGCGCTCGCATGCCCCATCTGACTGGCAATAAAACTCGGGTTTGCACCAGCAGATAATGACCAGCACGCATAGGTATGTCGTGACTGGTACGCCTTTCTGTGTCTGATTCCTGCGCGCTTTAGTGCCGCTTCCCATGAGTCGCCTACAGAATCGACCCGGTAGATAAATCCGACCTGCTTACTGCGTCTTACCACATGCGGGTTAAAGACGAATGTACACTCATGGTTCACCAAACGGCCATACTCACGTAACTGAACTTCAATGTGATGTTGCCTGCCCAGCCTTGTCATTTCAGCCTGATTTTTCAGGATACTGATTGCGGGCTGGATAAGATGCACCACTCGATCTGTGCTTGCCTCGGTTTTCGGTAGAGTGAACTCACCAAGTTTCGTATAATTACGCTTGACGGTAATTGTTCCCGCCTTCAGGTCGATATCTTCCCAGGCCAGGGAGACCAGTTCCCCGTGACGCATTCCTGTGTACACTGCTAATGACCACAGGTTTTTCGTCTGCTGATGCCGGCATGCATCTATCAGGCGAATAAATTCATCACGAGAAAGAGGATCTGGTTCTGCCCTGGCTTTTTTCAGAGGCTTAATTCCCTCGAATGGGTTCACCTCTAAGTAACCGTGATCCGCAGCAAACTGAAACATTCCGGCCATTGTCGTCATGTAATAGTTCACAGTAACAACGCTTCGCCCTTTTGCCGGGGATTTGTTTTTCGTCGGATTCTGGTAACCAGTTAGCAAATCTTTCCTGAGATACAGCAATTCCTCTTTGGTTACTGCTGACGCCAGGCGATTGCCTCCGATCCTCGGCACCATATTCCTTGCGACAGACTCATAGCGATTGAATGCGTTCGCGCAGATTTCCATCCGTTTCAGATCCAGCCATTTTTCTTCAAGTTCTTTCACTGTAATGTCTTTTTTACTTACACCAAAAGCCTTGAGGTTAGGGGAGTCAGGAAACTGGGTTGCATAATCAAAGGTTCCTGTGCGGATGGCAAAACATACTGATGTCCGCAGTTCCCCGGCTATCTTCCTGTTCTTAGCGGTGTCAGGGACACCGAGACTTTCCCTGACACGCTTACCTTTAAAATTAAACCAGATGCGTAAAGTGCCACCGTGGTTTTCGACGCCTGTTGGATATGTGACTTTATCCATTGGTGTTACCTCCAGACGCCCAAGAGCGATACGAGCTTACCTTTTTCATGGCATCAAATCACCCTGGCTGCTTGCTTTTCATTGAAGCGACCCAGGCATCTACAGCCTTTCTGTTATACATGCACTCACTGGAAGGTTTAGGATTCCCGTCAGGCGATACGTGGATATACTCCCTCCCAACCATCCAGCATTCTTTTCTGGCTCGGAGGATGGTACCGGGTTTGAGCCCGGTAACCGCGATAAGAACGCTTTCACAGACCCACTCGTTGGGGGCTAACTGGAGAATATTGCTCATGGTTATTTATCCATTACCCTGGCTGCACCCAGGGGAATTACAGATCGCTGCTGGTGGCCGGAATCAACTTATTCCAGATCGCGGACACGTATTTTGCCTGATGTCGCGCATCGGCCAGTGCGTTATGTGCAACCCCATCGAATGGCATATCTCGCTTAGGATCGAAACCCACAACTCTGCCTAATGTGACGATGGTTCTGACGTCGTGATCGTTCCAAAATTGCCACGGGCAAACCTGGCCGGCGCGCTCATATGCGCCGCGCAATATAACGTTGTCGAAAGTAGCTCCATTGCCCCAAACTTTTAAATATTTCGGGTTATCAGAATGTCGGTTAATGAAATGGCTCAGTTCAGATAGGGCAGACGATATCGGCATCGCATCATCAACACAGATTGCTGATCGTGCTTCTGAGCTTTGTCTTAACCACCACAGAATAGTGTCACCATCCGGCACAGCCCCCTGCTCCATAGCGCTTTCAAGGTTAACGGCGGTGTAAAACTCCTGACCCAATTCACCGCTTTGCGGATTGAAGAACACGGCACCAATGGAGACGATAGGGGCATTCGGTTTTTTGCCCATGGATTCAAGGTCGATCATTAAGTTGTTCACGTTAAATATTCTCCTGTTTTGGTGCTGCTTTAAGCATTGCGGCGCGGCAGGCGTTCCATCCACTGACTTCAGCGATTGCAGCTACAGCGTCTATCGCATGCATTTTCGACGCTTCTGGCATCGGCTTTTCATCCGGCACTACTGGCGCTGGCTGCGGGGCGGCCCAGAGCTTATTGACGCCATCCGGCAGATTATTAAAATCAAACGTACTGCCCGGAATCCTGCCAGCCTGAATCCAGTCGTCTCCGTCAACCTCGATGAAAAATACTGGCTCTGCGTTCCTCGATGCTAGCACCTCATCAATCACATTTAACATATCCGCGAGAATGTAAGCTCTGTTCCCGCCGTTTGAGTACTGGGTATCATGCTGCAGGTGTTCGCGTATCTGGTGCAGGCGATCGAGTGATACAGGACCGTGCGCCGGGTGGTTGTTAGTTGTCATGGGTTAGTCCTCGAAGATTTCTGATTCCATCAGCAATATCCACTAACGTTTCTGAATAATCGCGCTGTGCGTCATTACCAAACTCAAACGACCCAGTATCTGTGTCATACCATCCGTGTTCGCTGTCGTAGGCTTCTCGTTGCTTATCAACCCAATTGGCAGCAGCAGATAAACCATCAAAAAATGATTCCCCAACTGGCATGAACGACAGGTCAGCGAAGAACCCACCGAAACCAAAGCTGATGGAATACACCATCCTACCGTGTGGTTTTATGCTTGGGCTTGTGACATCGTTCATTGCAAAACTTGAGGTAAATTCGTCCACCACAACCTGCGGCGCTGACGGCTTATCGGTCCAAGGAATACAAATCAGGTCGAAGTCTCGTGCCATTGTTCCGTGTATTGCCATTGCATAGCCGTGTTTTCGTGATATCTCAGCCAGCTCTGGATAAAGCGAACAATAAACCGGGGCCAAATTTGCTGGTTTCATCTCACTCCCCCTTCACGCCAATGCCAGCGGCGCGGAGTGCTTCTATGAAAATATCAAGCCCCTGATTAAATCCGATAGCCTCATAAAACTGTTTTGTGTGCATGTCCGGTGAATTGCGATATTGGGGCAGCATCACTGTCCGCGCCTCCAGTTCTGCTATGCGCTTCTCTGCGGCTTCCTTTTCCACGCGCAACCGACCAACCGTAAGCATCAGGTCTTGATTCTCTTCGTCGCGTTCTTTTGCGTAACTCTGCGCGGCTTCCAGCTCATCCAGCTCATCCAGCAGCGCCAGCACGGTGCCAGGGTTAGCGGCCTGTGAAAATTCTCTGTTGGCCCGAGCGTCTGGCCCCTCAAAGTGCGCGATTATGAAGTTGCCGTTGGCCTGGTCTTCAGCACTGCAAATTGCCTCCCAACCATCGCCAGACTCTTTAATCCATTCACCTGCGCTGGCTGACCGCGCCTTACTGCGCAGCGCCTGTTTGTTGAGTGCTGTCATTGGGCTGCTCCCTGTCTGGCGCTATTCAATAGCTGGTTAAACATCATGGTTAGGCTGTTACTGCACCCAAACGGCATATCGTTAACACGGTATGTTGGAATGCCCTTGCGAACACCTGACTTCACGATCCGGCCGGTGCCATAGAGTTGCGATAATGCGCCAGCGACCGCGGGTGTCTTTTTGTTCATACCTTTGGCGATTTCACCGCTGGTGGTATTCGGATGAGACTGGAGATATTCAAATACGGTCATGGCGTTTTACCTTTACGTTCCTGTTCCAATTGCACCAGAGACTCTTTTAATGCTGCGAACGTAGCTTCCAGTTTGGTGGCGACTTCGCGCATAAGCGGTGCATGCTTCGGTGGCAGTTCAGCAACGGAGGCAAAAGCCTCCGCAACGAGTTCTTTTACCTTCATGCGGCGCATTGGCGCAGCTCCACCAGTTCGTTAAAGCGGTTCATGAACAGGCCATAGGCTTGACCAGGACGGAGAGGGATAACCTGAACGAGATCAGAGCAGGGAATACCTTCGAGAATTTCCCACTTCGAACCGTCATCGATTTCCAGATCACGGCGCTCGGTAGCTAACATGGTTAGATCGGCATATTTCACGACAGCAGCTTGTTCAAGAGAGATACCGAATTTAAAGCGGATAAGCCCATCAATATAAGTTTCCATACGCTGGTAGTCAGGCAGCAAGGCTTTGAGCGGGGCTGGAATATCCTGGCAATATGCCTCCGCAGCGTCGTGCATCAGCGCTTCAAAGGCGAACTCTGGCGGCACAATCTGGCTTACAAGCACAGAGTGCTGGGCTACGCTGTAGAATTCTGGGAGATGCCCTGCGAATCGACAGATGTTGGAAAGAGCAGTCGCGATATCCTCAACATCGATATCGTCGATTGTGGCGGTCAGGTAGTTAAATTTTTTACCGGATAATGTCTGAATGTAGCTCATGGTTTTCTCCATATTGGCGCGCTGCACCGCGCAAACTTATTGGCCTGAATATTTAAAACAGACCACCTTGGTTTTTAGGTTGATTGCGTTTACTTTTCGTGATTTCAGTTTTCGAAACCTGTTTATCTGCCCATGCTTTCGCATGCCTCATCACGTCATCAAAAATTGCACCCTTTTTACTGGCTTGTGACATGCGCTTATATAAATCAATCGCTTGCCATGCCCCCCCTGCGCTACTGAAGAAGAAAAGCCTTGTTTTATAAGGATTTCCCTGACGTTCTTCTCAATAAATTCGATATGATTCATCTGCCCTCCGAACCAACCTTCGCCAGATTTGGAGTGCAGCAACCCAACCCATGCTTATGGGGTAATTGCTGCCTGGTGTTTATCGCTTGGCTTCGCCGCCGAGAGAGGTTGTTAATCCGTTAATGAGAGAGATAAGCTCGCCGGTCATTAGAACAAAGTCAGCGTCGAACCGCTGAGCCGCATCCTCACGGTCGATATCGTCGTTTTGTTCTGTAATCTCATTAGAGAACTTAAGGCGTTTGATGCTGCCGTCATCGCAAAGAACGAACTGAATGCGCTGTTGCCAGTCGATAGACAGCTTTGTAACTACTTTGCCAGCTTCCAGATGCACATGAATTTCGTCGCTGACCAGAGCCTGTTTTTTAAAGCGTCCGATACCGCCATTTTCAAGAATGGCTTTCAGTTCGGCTTCATCACCCAGGCCAAAGCCAGCAGGCGCACTACCGGAACGAACCCATTCGGTCATAGTTAGTTCGATCGGCGTTTCCATAGTCAGCGGTACCACCGGGAGAGAACCGAGAGTTTTACGAAGCAGGGCCAGTGAGTCTTCGGCACGTTTAGCGCTGGCTGCATCAACCATGATCAGACCGTCGGTGACGTTGATCCACAAACTAACAGTCGAGTTTTTGGAGAACGCCCGAGGAAGCAGGGAGTGCAACACTTCATCACGCAGCGAATCTTTCTCAGTTTTTTTGAGGCGACGCCCCTGATCGGATTCCAGACGCGACACACGCTTGCGCAGTTCTTCAGCAATGACAGGAGATGGCAGTATTTTTTCTTCCCGGCGAATAACCAACAACACTTGATTATTGACAGTGTGATGCAAGCGATCTGACAGCTGACCAAGTGGTGATACCCAACCGGTTTTTGCCATATCCTGGCTACCGCATGGAGTGAAGCGAAATAGTTCAAGCTGCTGTTCCAGCTCTTCCTGGTTGATGGTGAAATCGCGACTAATGCGATACACCAACATATTTTTGAAAAACGGATTGTTCATTCTCGGTTCCTCAACGCCTCTGCACCGGCGCTAAAAAGTTAGTTTCTCCATACACAACAGAGAAGGGCACCTGCATTGGTCGGCGGCTTGCAGAGACCGCTTTCTTTTTGCCCGGGTGGATTGGGTTATGAGCCCGTCGCCCGGTGATGCCCTTTTCTGTTGCGTAAAAAGGGCGGTAACGAGGTAGAACATTATCTTCGTCCCCCTTGTATAAGGTTGAAGACCCTGGTACCGCCAAGACTACACACAGCAATAAGGTTGTGGCGCCAGATGCTTATCTTCTGGTTGTCTCAATGGACTGCAATTCACCACAACGAAGAGAACACTGCCGGTGTCCGAATCGAACGAGCCTTTTCCCTGCCCAACCCTCCCAACTGAATGGGACTGTCTGGAATCGAACCAGCACTTATGCCTTGCTCGTCAATGCTCTCGTCGTTGCGCCCTGAAAAAGGCTGGCGGTTACCGGACAAGTGGGAAAACACCGGGCCGCCAGAACAGGGAGTTACTTGTTATTGCTTTGGCCTGCTTTTAGCCACATCAGGCGCGGTGTCAGGTACCTTCGGGCGGGGTGCTAAGGGGGGTGATTGACCCTGTTCCCTAACACTCCTACTGGTTTTCGGTCTTCCTGGCTTGGGTATCGCCACCAGCTATAGGAATTTGACTACGAGTTGCGGTTAATCAGGCCGCGCCTCTGTTACCCCTCCCGAAGATACCTGTCAGCGAATCATCCGGTTATTCGTATGCCACCGGCGGCTACTTCGTGGGCGTCCTGCCTGTTCGCTGTTGATGTGATTAATGTAGGATAACTTACTATTTGGGGTCAAGGGGAAATGTTGGATAACTTACATTGAGGGGCAAAAAAAAACCGGGTATTCCCGGTTTTCTTATAAATCCATTATTACTTGTCTTACTAACCCTACCAATCGGCAGTTGCCATTGACTTCTAAAATCCTGTAATTGGGGTTGAGAGGTACTAGGTATTTCAGCGGCCCATCAATGACGAACTTTTTAATAGTGGCTTCATCACTTCCCAGAAGCTGTGCAATAACAATTTTTCCATTAGCTTGACTGGCATCACCAAAATCAGGCTCTACAACGACAATAGAGCCCTCGGGGATACTTGGTGCACCTGTAGGGTTGGTCATCGAGTCGCCGCGAACAATGAGTGCAAATGCGCTTTCAGAAACGGCAGCCGAAGTATAGACCCAGTCATGAATATCCCGCTCTGTGATCGTTCCGCTATTGGCCGTCCATTCCCCGGCCTGTACCCATGTGAGAACGGGAACTGACCTAATTCCGAATCTTTGCTCCGGGTCCATGGTTGGTGGTTGCTGACTTCCATCATCCTTTCCTTCCAGTAACCACTGCGGCGTCTTTTCTAGTGCAGCCGCAAGCGCCTGGAGGTTTTCACCACCCGGTTTGTAGTCACCGGATTCCCAACCGGTGATGGTGACGCGATTAACCCCGACAAGCTTTGCCAGGACAGATTGCGTCATCTTTAGCTCTTTTCGTCTGCTTCGGATTCGATCATTCATTTTCATGTAGGCAATCCTACCATTATCTGATGTAGGATTGCTTGACCATTTAATGTAAGATATCCTACTATCAGTGCACTGCATTACTTAACTCCAGAGGGAAAAATGAAAAAGAATGACGTTATTTCTTACTTCGGTGGCGTAGGGAAAACCGCTAAGGCGTTGAATATCTCTCATGCGTCCGTGTCGGGCTGGGATGAAATTATTCCAAAGGGACGAGCATTTGAGATCCAAGCGCTGACGAAAGGTGATTTGAAAGTTGACCAATCACTTTATGGAAAGCGTAGCCATTCGGCTGCGTGATTAAAACCACAGAATTAAGGGGTTAACCGTGGGTAACGAACCTATTTGGAAAGTCGAACGTCAGCCAGCCTGGCTGGTGGCCGCGATTAAAAAGACTATTACCGATCTGCCTGGTGGGTATGCAGAGGCGGCGGAATGGTTGGGCGTGACAGAGAACGCATTGTTTAACCGCCTTCGTGTTGATGGCGACCAGATCTTCCCGCTGGGCTGGGCAATGGTTTTACAACGTGCTGGTGGTTCAACCCATATCGCTGATGCCGTTGCGCGCCATTCTCAGGGCGTATTTGTACCGCTGGCAGATGTTGATGATCTGGATAACGCCGATATCAACCAGCGCCTGATGGAATCAATCGAATGGATAGGCCGTCATTCTAATTTTGTACGTAAAGCCACGGCTGATGGGGTGATTGACGCAGAGGAGCGCGCTCAGATTGAGGAAAACAGCTATCAGGTTATCGCGAAGTTCCAGGAGCACGTAACGCTTCTTTATCGAGTTTTTTGTGTCGCTGAAAAGAGTGACGCCCGCGAGTGTGCAGCTCCGGGCGCCTTGGCGAACAACTCTTCGAGTATGGAGAAATAATCCGCATGAGCAATTTAATCGTAAATCCTCACTTACCGCAACTGCGAATGATCCCGGTTCCTGGTCTTCCGCTGTTTCGGTATGAATGCAAAGTATCAAATCGCTGGGTGTCATGTAACCACAGCCAGGCTGCCGTAATTGTGGGGGTCTACTATCGGAGGGCAAAACGCCTGCGCGCGAACTTAACCGAAGGTTCAAAGATTACCGCGGAGTGCCAGTCCGTGTTATCCGCTGGGAGCCAGAAACACAGCGCGTTATCTACCTGCGAGATGGCTATCCACACGAATGCTTCAGCCCACTTGAGCATTTCAGGCAAAAGTTCAGGGAGATAACGGACGATCATGAGCACTAAATTAACCGGCTACGTATGGGATGGTTGCGCAGCGTCGGGCATGAAGTTGTCTAGTGTCGCGATCATGGCTCGCCTTGCTGATTTCAGCAGCGATGAAGGTGTGTGCTGGCCGTCCATTGAAACTATTGCTCGCCAGCTTGGCGCGGGTCCGAGCACCATTAGAACAGCAATCGCTAAGCTTGAAAAAGATGGCTGGCTCACGCGTACACAGCGCCGTAATGGTAACCGTAATGCATCGAACGTGTACCGCCTGAATGTGGCGAAACTTCAGGCTGCCGCATTTTCTCAACTGTCAGATTCTGACACGTCAAAATCTGACGCATCAAAATTTGACACCTCAAAAACTGACCCATCGGAATCTGGCAAAAACAGCGGTTTTGACCCGTCAGAATCTGGCGGGGATCCGTCAGTAAAATCAAAACAAGATCCACAAGTAACTTCAAAACCCTCTTGTCCGGTTGCTGCGCAACCTGACCCTGAGGTTGTGATTACTGATCAGGCCAGACAGGTCTTGTCTTACCTGAACCAGACAACTGGCTCACGCTACCAGGTATGCAGTACGTCGCTGGAGAATATTCGCGCCCGTCTTCGGGAACAATTTACGGTTGATGACCTGTGCCTGGTAGTGGATTACAAAAATGCCGATTGGCGTGATAGCGAGCAGGCGCAATATCTCCGCCCGGCAACTCTGTTTATTCCAAAAAACTTCCCTGGTTACCTGCAAAGCGCGACCAAATGGTCCAGTGCTGGGCGGCCTGAACGAGTTAACGGCAAATGGGAGACTAACTCAGCCAGCCGCGCAAACTTCCAGAGTGTTGATTACTCACTGCCAGAAAATTCGGGGTTCCGTTCATGATGACAAATAAATATTGCCTAGCGCTGTCGGCACTGCGTAGCCAACCAGCCCACGAATTGAAAGAAGTTGGCGATCAGTGGCGGACACCGGATCTGCTTTTTTGGGGGATTAACGCGCTATTTGGTCCATTAGTTCTGGATTTGTTTGCTGACGACGACAACGCGAAATGCCCGGCATGGTACACCGCCGAAGATAACGCGCTGACGCAGGACTGGTCTGAACGTCTGGCTGAACTGGGTGGCGCTGGCTATGGCAACCCACCGTATAGCCGTTCGCAGTACCACGAGAAGCAGGCGATCACCGGCATGACGCACATCATGAACTACGCAGCAGCCCAGCGCGAGAAGGGCGGTCGCTATGTATTCCTGATAAAAGCCGCGCCGAGTGAAACGTGGTGGCCGGAAGATGCCGATCACATTGTATTCATTCGCGGGCGCATTGGGTTCGATCTGCCTGTGTGGTTTGTACCTGCTGACGAAAAACAGAAGCCCACCAGCGCGTTTTTTGCCGGTGCCATAGCTGTATTCGATAAGTCATGGCGTGGTGAGCGGTTCAGCTACATCAACCGCACAGAACTGGAGGCAAAAGGGCGTGCTTCTATGGCTCTGGCCACGTTTGTCGCCGCGAAGGTTCAGCCACCAGCAGTGCAACCACGTGAAATGCCCGCTGCTGTGCCGCTGTCATTGCCAGAAGTTGAATCACGCATCTGGCCACTTGAGGTGGGTATTGTGTTTAACCAGGTGGAAGGGGCTGACATGCTGGAGGAACCACAGCAGAACAAGCTGAAAGCCAATATCAATCAACTATGGCTGGAACGAACGGCCACCAGCGAAATCATCACAATCGCGCAAGGTCTTGTCGACAGCATGCGGGGGGTAACTCATGCGTGAAACAGTCTTTTATCTCCATGCTGGCATAGCGCCTATTTCGGATGTTGTTCAACGTGTTCGTCACTATAGCGGGAAAGTTGAGGTATGTTTCAGGAATTATGACGGAGGCTTTTAATGAGGCTCATACTCCCATTTCCACCCAGCGTGAACACCTACTGGCGCGCCCCTAACAAGGGGCCGCTGGCCGGTCGTCACCTCATTAGCGCTGATGGCCGTAAATACCAGAGCGCTGCCTGCGTGGCGATCATTGAGCAATTACGACGTCTCCCGAAGCCATCGACTGAACTGGCAGCGGTAGAAATCACTCTGTACCCGCCGGATGCGCGCCGCCGGGATATCGATAATTACAACAAAGCCCTGTTTGACGCGCTGACGCATGCGGGTGTCTGGGAAGACGACAGCCAGATTAAGCGCATGCTGGTGGAATGGGGACCCGTTGTGCCGAAAGGTCGGGTAGAGATAACAATCAGCAGATATGAACCGGCGGGTGCAGCCGCCTGATATGGAGAAAAGTATGAGCCAGTTAGCAACAACAGCGTTAACCATGTCCAGCAGCGATATTGCTGAGCTGGTGGAATCAAGACATGACCATGTTAAACGGTCCATTGAGCGCCTGGCAGAGCGCGGTGTTATTGAACTCCCCCCAATGGGGGAAGTTAGAAATCATCTCAATCAGTCGGTATCGGTTTATCTGATAGGGAAGCGGGACAGTTATATCGTTGTCGCGCAGCTGTCGCCGGAGTTTACCGCGCGTCTGGTTGATCGCTGGCAGGAGCTTGAGCAGGCACAGCAGCAGACGATTCCTCAATCATTCTCTGAAGCCCTACGTCTTGCAGCTGACCTTGCAGAACAAAAACAGCAGTTGACTAACGAACTGGCTGCCGCGGCGCCGAAGGTAGAGTTTGTTGATCGGTACTGTACAGCCAGTGGGTCAATGTCATTCCGCCAGGTGGCAAAACTGCTTAAGGCCAAAGAGCCTGATCTGCGGCTATTCCTCCTTGAGAAGGACATCATGTATCGCCTTGGCGGAACGATGACCCCACGGCATCAGCATATTGATGCGGGCCGTTTTGAAGTGAAAACCGGCACATCCGTAACCTCAAACCATGCATTCAGCCAGGCACGCTTCACGCCGAAAGGCGTGCGCTGGATTGGTGGACTGTGGGCAGAACACATTGCCAGGGGGCAGGTCGCGTGAAAGCTCTGCTTACCCCCGAGATCGCCCATCGTATGGGGATTGTGCTGTTCCGTCCTGGTGCGGAGCTGATGCACCTCTTCATGCGTGGTCGCGTTCTGCTCGAGCCTGAACCAGAAGAAATGGCGTCATTCAGTACCGGGGCTGTTCCGGCAGCCATTCAGCCGCTGGCTGATGATCCGGTAATGCGTCAGGTCTTCGAGAATGAGAGGGTTATTCAGCGTGCCGGCGGGCTTCCTTCCCTTGAGCAATGGCTGAGTAATCGGTTTGAATGCCAGTGGCCACATTCAACGTGGCACGACAAGAACTTCACAACAATGCGGCACCCACCAGGAAGCATTCGCCTGTGCTGGCATTGCGATCACACTTTGTCGGGGCAGCATACCGAACAGCTTGCAGGTATAGCGGCAGGAAACCTGGTATCCTGGATTCTGGAAGTCATTCGGCGTGATTCTGGTTTTCCCGAGTCGCATATCCTGACGCTTCCGGAACTGTGCTGGTGGATGGTCAGAAACGACCTGGCTGATGTTATTCCGGAAAGCGTTGCTCACAAAGGGCTGCGCCTTCCGGATGAGAACATCCGCTCTGTCATGAGGGAAAGCGACATTGTGCCTTTAGCGTCTGCAACCAGCCTCGTGCAGGAGAAGGCGAAGAAGATCCTCACGCTCTCTGTTGATCCGGAATCTCCAGAATCTTTCATGCTCAGGCCAAAGCGACGCCGCTGGATAAATGAGACTTACACCCGCTGGGTAAAAACACAACCCTGTGAGTGTTGCCGACGGCCAGCAGATGATCCGCACCATATCGTAGGGCACGGTATGGGTGGTACAGCAACAAAAGCCCATGACCTCTTCGTGATCCCTCTGTGCAGAGAGTGCCACGACGAGTTACACGCCGATGTACCAGCATTCGAGCAGAAGCATGGTACGCAGCTTGAGCTGCTACTGCGTTTTATGGATCGGGCGCTGGCGATCGGCGTAATTGCGAAAGCTTAAGTGTATGGAGAAAAGTGATGCGTGATATTCAAATGTTACTCGAAAGATGGGGCGGGTGGGCTGCCAGTGATAGTTCTGGCGTGGACTATTCTCCTATAGCTGCAGGATTTAAAGGGCTGTTGCCGCAAATAGGTAGCTCCCGACCGTCTTGTACTGACGATGATGCGCTGATCATCGAAGGGTGCCTGGCGCGATTGAAAAACCGAAAACCATATGAGCATTCACTTCTTGTTGCCCACTACCTATACGGAATATCTAAGAGGAAGATTGCGAAAGCGCGTAAAAAAGATGAGAAATTGATACGCATCGAGATACAGATGGCAGAAGGATTTATAGACGGATGTTTGGCTATGCTTGATATTCGACTTGACATGGATGATTGATTGTTAAAATCAAGACTGCCGGTTAGCCTTGAGGCCCGGCAGTATCTGGTAGTTGGCTCGAACGTGATGAGGCTTCAAGGATAGAGTCGCTGCCAATAGAAACGAGTATTTCAATTGTCTTGGCCTTTGCCTGCATCAGCCTGGCTTCAATTTCAGGGGTTAAATGCTCTGAGCTTAGCTGTTTTTCGATCTCAGCTAAATCTCGTTTACACTTCGCTCGTTTAGCTGCATCTTCTGGTGATTCAAACCCATGCCTAGAAATGAACCAATTCATCACGTAGGTAAGGACAGCAGCAACACCAGGCACAAGGGCATAAGCAACCGTCCTCCACACGCTGTTGGGGTCTGTAAGAACTGCACCAACTAAAACGCTGAGTATTGCTCCCCAACCACCAGTGGAAAGTGTCGCTTTTCCAGTACTTAAACCTTTACTTTGAGAACTCATTTTGGTTTTGAATTCTCCGAAATAGCCTCATCAATAAGGCTGGTAAGCATTTTGCCGTTTTTTCTTGGCACCTTAACTATGAGTGTTTTAGTTGTACCAGTATCTTCATCGTGATACCGGAACTCAAAGGTCCTGGTAGGAAACAATCGACGCCATAGCAAAGCAGATGCCGAATAGCAGAAACGACTAAAGGTAGGAATGATCATAATCACTCCTATCCAGAAGATCAGTTGCGCTATCTGCAAGTTTAATGCCACGTTAATCAAGCCTCAGCAGGGCGTTTTCGCTTAACTTTGGTTATAGCATACTTGGTTGAAGCATTACGTGCAGTGAAAGTTTTTGTTGTTTTGAGGTCAACGACAAACAAATCTTCTTTGGTGAAACTAACGATCCCATTTTGGACTTGATGTATAAAAAGTTGATCCTCAAACGAAACTGCATGTTCCTCTCCGAGGTACTCAATCCTCCAACCTTTTGTTCCTTCAAAGTTTATTTGGACGAATCTTACGTTTACTTCTTCCACTGATTCTTCTTTTTCCAGCAAAGTGCCCCTGGGAAGTGGTTTTATTTCCTCAGTTTCTTCACCTTCCAGGCGGACGACTTCGATACCGTCTTCATTCAGAACTTTGAACACTGCGCCTTCTTTCCCGTCTAAAGGTGCGCGCACAACGTTCACTAAAGCATTCCTAATTTCTGGATCAGTCACTAGCTTTGCTACAGAATCATGACAAACAATCTCTTCACCTTCGAGCTCAAGAACGGATTGGTTTGTACCTGCTCGTTTCGTGATGGAAATGACTTTCTTACTTCCCAACTGTCGAATTAACGATAATGCAGGTGCACCAATTGCTGCGCCGGCTAACCCTGTCAATCCGATCACTTTCGCAACATTGATTGCATGTGGGACAAGTTCCATCATCGTATAGGATACGCCGAGAGAGCCAGCCTCGGCCGGGTTTGTCACCATCAACTTCACAGTTTGTTGACCGTCGTTAAGCCGTTTATCGGCGGCTGAAATTAAATCAGCCATAGAACCTATGGAAATGCTAAGTGTTTTTGCATCAATTTTATGCTGTGCCAATTCAGTGTCTTCTGCATCATAGAAGATCTGAAAAGAAGTAGTATTGGTCACTATTTGCTCGCTATGGTTTGATTTTTTTCCATAAAATACCTGTTTTAATAATAAAAAACATTATTGCGGTCCGCAAAAAGTAATGTAACGTGTTAAGAGTGGTCACTTCGACACACAGCTTAACAATCGAAGCCCTGCCAGAAATGGTGGGGTTTTTGTTTTTCGCACTCAGTGTAAGTGAAATATAACCATGTGCTTTCAGGGTGAGTTACTATGCAGATTCCTTTCAAAAGTTGTCTGGAGAGTGGCATGGAATTAACATTTAAGGATCTGAAAGAAAAACGCACTAAACTGGTCGAGGCGCAATGGAAGTTACAGGATAAACTTCAGGAGAAGGCGAGCGAACTACTACGAGAGTATTCAGGTTCTCTTGATCTTACATCTCGTGAGTGGACTGGTTCTGACGGAACAAGATGGCCTTATGTGGACATTGGTATTTGGGAGGAGGAGGGGAAGTTCTTTCCTGTCTTAATCCCCCAACTCAATATGGACAGCCGTTACCACTTGAATTTCGTGATTGCAACCACTCTTGATGATTCTCCGCTAACAGGTGGCTACAGGCAGGGCGTAAGCATCTCACTCTGGTATGAGAACTCATCATTTTATGCTGAAGTAGGCTCAGGAGACGACGTCTCCCGTTTTTCTGTCTCATCTCAGCTGGGTGGATTTTATCAGGTATGCAACGCTATTAAGGCGTTAATTAGCTCTTCTATGGATCGCGCCATGCCAGATATTCCAGCGAATTAATAAAGCATAAACATCTTTCAGGGCTATGCAAATGCACGGCCTTTTCTATATCCCGTTGTGAAATGTTCGTGAGGCATGGGTTGTCAGCCAAAGGATCACCGGGAGACACCCGGCACCACGCATCCATTATTGCATAGCAAAAAGGCTCACAACGGTGGAACTTTTAGCAGGGCGAAAAAAAGCCCGCATTGGGTTGCGGGCATAACAGAGAACAAATAGCTAATATTCAAGTTGTCTTTCATCAACTTGTCAGAAGAATTTAACCTTAAGAAAAATTGATGTAAAGACAATATTGATTTCTGGTTACAGGCTGCGCATTTGCGTGGCCTTTTCTATTTCAGGCTCACGGGAATCATCATCGACATGCTTCGTTGTTAAATCCAGCCCGAGGGCCTGACCCTTTCATCACACACAGCGCCATCCGTACTATCGGAGGTGAGAGACTATGAAAATGAACGAAAAAACTCCTGACTTCTGGGCAGAGGTACTGAACGGCCTGAACAACTCCTGGCCCCAGATATCGGGGGCGTTGTTTGCTGGCCTCATTGCCTACGGTCGCCTGATATATGACGGTGCCACCCGTAAGAATAAATGGCTTGAGGGCGTCCTTTGTGGCGCTCTTTCTTTATGTATCACCAGTGCGCTTGATGTGGTCGGACTTCCGGTATCGATATCACCGTTTGTTGGCGGTGTGATTGGATTCGTTGGCGTGGACAAACTGCGCGAGATCGCTATCAGCGCACTCAGAAAAAGGGCAGGGGTGAACGATGACAATCAGCAATGAACCGCGCTGGCTGGTGGAAGCCCGTAAATACATGGGGCAGATGGAAATTAAAGGCCCGCGACACAATCCGTTAATCCTCCAGTTCTGGAAGGACATTAAACGAGGTGGAATTAAAGATGATGAAACGCCCTGGTGTGCCGCTTACGTCGGGTCGATGCTTGAGCGCGTCGGAATCAAATCCACCCGTTTCGAGTCTGCAAAATCCTATCTCAACTGGGGCGTCGAACTTCGCGAGCCAGCCTATGGATGTGTGGTGGTATTCAGTCGCGACGGCGGCGGCCATGTCGGATTTGTGGTCGGGCAGCACCAGAATGGTGACCTGATGGTCCTCGGTGGTAATCAGTCCGACGCTATCAATATTCGTGCATTCTCACGTTCCCGCGTGACGGGTTATCGTTGGCCGGTTAACGAGCCGAGGGATAGCCGCATGTTACCGTTGATGAATGGCACCAGTTCGGTGAAAGAATCATGATTGAAGCTCTACTAGCATCACTGAAAACGTCATGGCGCTGGTGGCTGGTAATTATCGCGGTGGTTATTGTCGTTGGCGCTGTCGCTATTCTCGGTGTTCTGCTGGCAAACAGCCAGGCTGACCTGAGCACAGCGCAAAGCGATAAGCGAGTTCTGGAGCATGATAACGCGCTACAGGGACGGGTTATCGCGGTGCAGGCTTTCAACTTCAACCGCTTCAATCAGGTGGCTGAGAATGCCAGCCGCCTTAATTCGTTGATCGATGCAGGTACCGAAAAGACTGTCATCGAATACCGGGAGATTCTTCGACGTGAAAAAACTTGTGACCTGCCTGTTCCTGCTGATGTCGCTGGTGGGTTGCTCGACTACGCGAACCGTTTACGTACCGGGGCAATGCACACCGATTCCGGGAGCGCTGACGCAGCCAGTGATAACGCCACTACCGCCAGCACCCTGACATATTGCCAGGCTGTTCTATGGATTAAGCCGTTGCTGGCTGCTATTGAAAAAGCGAATAACCAACTGGCAGGAATACGCCGGATCGAACAGGAACGGCAATAGCATTACAGCAGGCATTCACTGAGTGCCTGCGACAAAGCTAAATGGCATCAAGCATGCGATGATGATTGATTAATAATTGAACTATGCATGGTATAATAAGCCCCATTCATTGAAAGGTTAACCACCATGTCATTTTTCGATTATGCAATGCAGCGTGTTGGGCTTGCAGCCAATACGACTGTCATGTGCCCGATATGCGGACATAAATCCACACACTCGACCACGAAAGTACGCCAACAACAGGCGTTACTTTGCCCTAAATGTAAATCTCTGTTTGTCATTCACAGGTAGTGGGTCGCGATACAAATAACCCCAGGCCTCGCAATTGCGAGGCTTTTTTATGCGTATCACACATCCACATGTAAAAGGAAAAATACCATGAGTAACAAAATTATTACGCTATCTGGCGCTGCTAATGAAGTGCTTTATGCGCTCTTTTTCCGTGGCGCGTTGCTGTCAGGTGACCTGCCGTCTAAATCTGGTGCCGCTGAATTACGCGAGCTGGGTTTTGCTGAAACCAGGCATACAGCAACTGAATACCAGAAAGAAAATCACTTTACCTTTCTGACATCAGAAGGGCAGAAATTTGCCGTAGAACACCTGGTCAATACGCGCTTTGGTGAGCAGCAATATTGCGCTTCGGTGACGCTTGGCGTTGATATTTATACCTCCGCTGCACAGAAGGCAATCGACGAGCTGGATCAGCGCATTCGTGACACCGTCTCCTTCGAACTTATTCGCAATGGAGTGCCATTCATCAACGACGCCACTATCGCCAATGGTGCGATCCACGCAGCGGCAATCGAAACACCTCAGCCGGTGACCAATATCTACAACATCAACCTTGGTATCCAGCGCGATGAACCGGTGCAGAACAAGGTAACCATCAGCACCAATGAAATAAGTATTCATGCAAACATTGAAGAGGTTCTGCGGAATGCTCTGGCAGCCAATGAAGAGGTTGAGCGCTTGCGAGATGCTATGAAGAACGCTGCTAACGAAGGTGTACAGCAGGCTTTAGTGGCGGTAGAAAGAGATTTCAAAAGTAACGGTAAACTCCGTCGCCTTCTTGGGATTTAAATAGCAGGAGGTCATATGCGTCTCACTGTATTAGATGACGATCCCGGCAGAAAAATTAATCTCGCTCAGGAACGATACACCGTTTATCTCGACGGTGTAGAGGTTAAGCATGTCTTCACTGCTGATGATGAGAAGGGAGAAGTAATCGCAGCCGTTCCTGATGAGCGTGGTTATATGACGACAAAGAACGGTGAAGTGAAGCGGCATACGCTTTACGGTTCTGTGAGGATTGAACCATGCCAGCGTTAATCCCTCGCGCATGTCGCAAGAGAGGTTGTCCCGGTACGACTACGGACCGTTCAGGCTACTGTGAGCAGCACCGCAATGAAGGCTGATACTGATATATAATCACCCATCGCTGTATGATCGAGGAGGAGTGATGAAATATTGTCCTGAGTGTGGTTCCAATGATGTGGTAAAGGATAAACAAAGAGGCGGTTGGAGCGGTGATTATATTTGCGAGAACTGCGGATTTAATGCTGATCCTGGCGAATTCTGGTCAGAGACCGAGTACAGAATGAGGAAGAGGGTTGAGAATTTACCCGGCTATCGTAAGAAAGAATGATTCAGCCCGCTTCGGCGGGTTTTTTTATGGTAACGGATAGGAACCGGAACAAATATCACATGAACAAAGAACCACGCATATATGGCAGTAAGTGGGACCGTGAGCGTCTTATATTCCTTCGTGCTCACCCCTTATGCGTCATGTGTCACGAACAAGACAGGGTGACAGCAGCAACCGTCGTTGACCATATCATTCCGCACAAGCTGAAAGAGGCGCTGCGATCTGGGGACAGCCAGGCAATAGCGAAGGCACAGAAGCTTTTCTGGAGCCGTAAGAACTGGCAAGGGCTGTGTAAGCAGCACCACGACTCAACGAAGCAGCGAATGGAGAAACGCGGTGCCGTCATCGGATGCGATGAAAGCGGGATGCCACTAGACCCCGCGTCACACTGGTTCAAATGATAATGGTTATCATGAGGTGGAGGGCGGGTAAAAAGTTCAGAACCTTGCCCCTGAATGACCGCCGCTCGTCCTTTTTGTGCATAACCGCGAAATGAAAAGTTTTTTTCCGGGAGGTTCCGATGGCAGGACGTCGCCCGAAACCGTCCCACCTGAAAGTGGTGACCGGCAATCCGGGCAAGCGAAAACTTAACGATAAAGAGCCCCAGCCCGCGAGAGAAATCCCCAGCCCTCCGGCCCACCTTACAGACTGGGGAAAAGTCGCCTGGGGAAAACTCACTGTGCTGCTTGACGGTATGGGCGTACTTACCGTGGCTGACGCGCTGGCGCTGGAGCGCCTTTGCGATATTTACGCCGACATACTCCAACTGCGCCTTACGATCGCTGACGAGGGGAGAACGTATACAGTGCAGACGGATGGCGGCTTTTTGATTAAGGCAAACCCTGCAGTGGCCATGTTGGCTGATGCAGATCGCCGTTTTAAAAGTTACCTGGTCGAATTCGGTCTTACTCCGGCCGCCAGAACGAAGGTGAAAGTTGATGGTGGAGAAAAAGAAGAAGACCCGCTCAACCAGTTCTTCGGTTGATCCCGCCACGCAATACGCGATGGACGTAATCTCTGGAAAAGTAATTGCCGGTCCTGATATTCGAAATGCCTGCCAGCGCCATTTGCGTGATTTAAAAGAGGGTGGAAAACGCGGTCTGAACTGGGATGTTGAATCGGTTACACGGGCTATCAACTTTTTTGCTCAGGTATTGAAACTAAATGGTGGCGAGCACGAAGGTGCGCCATTTATTCTTCTACCCTGGCAATGCTTTATTGTCGGCTCTGTTTTCGGCTGGAAGCGTGAAAACGGTACGCGCCGTTTCCGCACTGTGTATGTTGAGTCAGGAAAAGGTTCTGGTAAATCTCCGCTGGCTGCGGGAGTTGGCCTTTACTGCATGACGGCTGACAAGGAACCGCGTGCAGAAGTGTATGCTGCAGCGACGAAAAAAGACCAGGCCATGATCCTGTTTCGTGATGCCGTGGCTATGGTTGATCAGTCTCCAGCGCTTCTGTCCAGAATTCAAAAATCCGGTGGAGCCGGTAAAGAGTGGAACCTGGCTTTCCTGCAAAACGGTTCTTTCTTCCGGCCTATCAGTTCTGATGATGGACAGTCCGGGCCGCGTCCCCACTGCGCCCTGATTGATGAGATTCACGAGCATAAAGATAACCGCGCGGTTGAGATGATGCGTGCCGGGACTAAAGGTCGGCGGCAGGCGTTAATTTTTATGATAACCAACAGCGGGCATGACAAAACCAGCGTCTGTTACGACTATCACCAGTACGGACAGAAGGTTGCTGCCGGTCAGCGAGAAAACGATGCCTTTTTCGCTTTTATCTGTTCACTGGATGAAGGCGACGATCCTTTTAAAGATGAATCATGCTGGGGGAAAGCTAACCCATCAATGGGGCATACTTTTCTTTCTGATTACCTGCGCGAGCAGGTGGAAGATGCCCGTGGCATGCCTGCGAAAGAAAGTCTGGTTCGCCGACTCAATTTCTGTCAGTGGGTGGATGCAGAGAACCCGTGGATCAGCGGTGATATCTGGATGGCCTGTGAAAAGGACATCAGTATTGAACAGTTACGGGGTAAAACCTGCTTTGGCGGTCTGGATTTATCGGGAAAGCGTGACCTTACATCGCTGTCTCTTTATTTTCCTGACATCAGTGTAATGCTGACAGAGTTCTGGACCCCTAAAGATACTTTATATGATCGCGCCCGCGTTGACCGGGTTCCTTACGACGTATGGGAGCGTGATGGTCATATCCATGCACCACCCGGTACAGCCATTGACTACGGTTTTGTCGCAAAGCGGATGGCAGAGCTGGCGGCAATGTTTGATATACGAAAAGTGGCTTTCGACCGCTATCACATTGACTACTTAACTCCTGAACTGGATGACGAAGGGGTTACGGTTCCTCTGGTACCGCACGGCCAGGGATTTGGTAAATCGGCAGATTCAGGTTTGTGGATGCCGCACTCCATTGAACTGTTTGAGCAGATGATTATGGAAAAGCGGATCAGCATTGTTCTAAACCCCTGTCTGCGCTGGTGTGCGGCGAACGCTGTTATTGAAGAAGATAAAAACGGAAACCGGGTTTTCAGCAAGCGCAGAAGTAATGGCCGTATAGATGGCGTTGTTTCTGGTGCGATGGCGGTTGGCGCTGCAGAAGGAGATGAAGAGGATGACAGCGATATTGAGGGTTTTTTTGACGATCCGATCATAGTGGGTATCTGATGGCTAAGATTAAACAGCAACCAGGGCGCGTAAAGAGCGCTCTTCTAAACTGGCTTGGTGTTCCAGTAAGCCTGACGACCGGTGAATTCTGGCGGGAATGGTTTGGAACCAGCAGTAGCGGAAAAGTGGTCACCGCAGACAAGGTTATCCGGCTTTCCGCTGTATGGGCGTGTGTCAGGCTCTTAAGTGAGTCGGTCTCCACGCTTCCGCTTAAAATTTACGAGAGACAGGCCGATGGATCGCGTAAGCTGGCCCAGAACAATCCCGCCTACCAGATATTATGCAGACGCCCTAATCCGGAAATGACGCCTTCCCGCTTCATGCTGATGATTGTGGCCAGTGTTTGTCTGCGCGGTAACGCCTTTGTCGAAAAGCTGTTCATCGGCAGCAAGCTGGTATCACTGGTTCCACTGCTTCCTCAGAACATGGTTGTAAAGCGGCTCGATAGTGGAAAATTACAGTACACCTACACGGAAAACGGAATCCAGCGGATCATTCCTGTAGGCAGGATGATGCACATTCGCGGTTTTGGCCTCGATGGTGTGTGCGGCATGATGCCCACAATGGCAGGGGTGGATGTCTTCGGTGCTGCGATGTCGGTTGATGAAGCGGCGGCGAAAATCTTCGAAAATGGCCTGCAGAGTACCGGCTTCCTTTCTTCGAAAACAGCACTGAGCAAGGAACAGCGAGAAAGGTTGCGTATCAGCCTTCAGAGCTTTATTGGCTCGAAAAATGCCGGGAAACTGATGGTTCTGGAAAATGAACTGACATACCAGAACGTCACCATGAACCCGGAAGCCGCACAATTGCTTGAAAGCCGCTCATTCAGCATTGAGGAAATCTGTCGCTGGTTTCGCGTACCGCCATTCATGGTCGGCCATACGACAAAACAATCCAGCTGGGCTTCGAGTCTTGAGGGGATGAACATGCTGTTTCTGACCCATACTCTGCGTCCCCTGCTGGTCAATATTGAGCAGGAAATCTCGCGCTGCCTTCTTAACGGTGATGAGGATTTGTTTGCAGAGTTTTCCGTTGAAGGCCTTCTGCGTGCCGACAGTGCAGGACGTGCCGCGTACTATTCCAGCGCCCTGCAGAATGGCTGGATGTCCCGTAACGATGTGCGAAGGCTGGAAAATATGCCACCAATTGAAGGCGGTGATATTTATACAGTTCAGCTCAACCTGACTCAGTTGAAGAATCTCGAAAACAACAACCCGGCGGTTCAGGCGCTGGCTGTCAGAGAGCTTCATAACCACGTATTCCCTGATATTCCTTTCGAGCAATCGCCCCTTAAACAGGCGGCTTAGGAGCCCATTTCCATGACAATTAGACAACTTCCGGTTGCTCCGGCGGGACGCCCGTGCGCGGGTGTGACCAGTGAACCCCAACCCTCAGCGCTTGAGCGCTGGAATGGTGGGATCAGGGCTGCATCCGATAATGACAACTCCATTTCTATTTTTGATGTTGTTGGCCGTGATTACTGGGATGAGGGTGTCACAGCAAAACGCATCTCCGGCGCTCTACGTTCGATGAACGGTGCTGATGTGACGGTAAATATCAACTCGCCCGGCGGCGATATGTTTGAAGGCCTGGCAATTTACAACCTGCTTCGCGAGTACCACGGGAAAGTCACTGTAAAAGTGCTGGGCATCGCTGCCAGCGCCGCTTCGATTATTGCTATGGCCGGGGATGATATTCAAATCGGGCGCGGTGCTTTTCTGATGATCCACAACTGCTGGGTAGCAGCGATGGGCAACCGCCATGATTTTGCTGAGTTATCGACTTATCTTGAGCCATTTGATACCGCGATGGCTGATATCTATGCGGCACGCTCCGGCCTTGATATGGACACCGTGCAGAAGCTGATGGATGCAGAAAGTTATATCGGTGGTAGCGATGCAGTAGAAAAGGGGCTGGCCGACAGTCTGCTTTCTGCTGATGCCGTAAGCGACGGTGATGACTCCCCGTCTGCCGCGCTGCGCAAACTTGATGCACTTCTGGCGAAAACGAACACTCCCCGGTCTGAACGCCGGAGATTAATCAAAGCGTTAACAGGTAACACGCCGGGCGCTGTTACCGATCCCGATGGTAAGCCGGGCGCTACCCAACCCAACCCTGAAATTTTAGCTGAGCTGGATGTCGCATTAAGCGGCCTGGCGAACGCATGCCAGTAACGGAGAAATTATGTCTGATGTGAACGATATTCTTAAAAAAGTAACGGCCTCCATTGAGGAAGCGACCGGAAAATTTAACGCAAAAGCGGAAGAAGCTCTTAAGGAGGCACAAAAGAACGGCAAATTGTCGGCGGAAACCAAAGAGACCGTGGACAAGATGGCGTCTGAGCTAAATGCGTTGAAAGAAGCAGAAAAGACGCTGAAAGCCTCTATGGGTGAACTGGAGCAGCATGTTGCGCAGATGCCGCTGGCAAATGCAAAACAGGTTGTTGAATCTGTGGGGCAGCAGGTCATTTCTGCTGAGGCGTTAAAAACCTTTGCTGCCAGCGTCGCGGCCAGCCAGCGAATTTCTATTCCGGTGAAAGCGGCTCTGCTTACCGCTAACGTACCAGGCAATATTGTTGCTCCCGACCGTCTGCCTGGCATTGATACCGCGCCAAAACAGCGTCTTTTTATCCGCGACCTGATCGCGCCTGGCACAACGGCATCAAACACCATTTACTGGGTGCAGCAAACTGGTTTTACCAACAATGCTGCGGCGGTCGCAGAGAATACGACCAAACCGTACAGCAACATTGAGTTTGCAGAAAAAATCACCCCAGTTAGAACTATTGCGCATCTTTTCAAGGCATCCAAACAGATCCTCGACGACTTCGCACAGTTGCAGTCTCAGGTTGATGCGGAAATGCGTTTCGGCCTGAAGTATGTCGAAGAGCAGGAAATTCTGTTCGGCGATGGTACAGGCGCTCATCTGGAAGGCATCATTCCGCAGGCTTCAGCATTTTCGGCAGCGTTTCAGGTAGAGAATCAGAACGGTATTGATGATCTGCGTCTCGCGATGTTGCAGGCTCAGCTTGCCCGCTTCCCGGCATCCGGTCACGTCCTGCACTTCATCGACTGGGCGAAAATTGAGTTGACTAAAGACACGCTGGGCCGCTACATCCTGGCAAACCCTGCCGCTCTGACGGGGCCAACTCTTTGGGGTCTTCCTGTCGTCGCAACAGAAACTACAGCCTTCCAGGGTAAATTCCTGACTGGGGCATTCAGTGCCGGTGCGCAAATTTTTGACCGTGAAGAAACGAACGTGGTTATCTCGACTGAGAACGCCGATGACTTCGAGAAAAACATGATCACCATCCGTTGCGAAGAGCGTCTGGCGTTGGCCGTTAAACGTCCTGAAGCCTTTGTTTATGGCTCGTTCACTGTACCGGCGTCTGGCGGTCAGTAATATCTTGTGCGGCCTTCGGGCCGCACTATTCGAGGGAATGCTATGAAGCTTATCGCGGTTAAACCAATTTACTTTGGCGGTGTTGTTGTGACAGAGGGGGAGTTACTGGAAACGCAGGAGCAGCACGGTCGTGAACTGATAAAAAAAGGCTATGCACGGCAGATGGTTGTTGATAATTCTGCTCAGCCAGAACAGCCAGAACAGCCAGAACAGCCAGAACAGCCAGAACAGCCAGAACAGCCAGAACAGCCAGAACAGCCAGAACAGCCAGAACAGCCAGAAGTTAAAGCAGAGAAGAAGGCGAAAAAGTAATGATCGATCTTGATGTGGTGAAACAGCACTGCCGCATTGATACCGACTTTGCCGGCGATGATGCCCTGCTGAATTTATATACCGGAGCGGCGGCGCGGTACGTCCAGACATGGACCAGGCGAACGCTCTATGAAAATCAAAGCTCTCCTGGCTACGCAGACGACCCGGACCCGATTCTACTGAATGATGATGTTAAAGCGGCCATGTTACTGCTGATAGGTCACTGGTATGCCAACAGAGAATCCGTGGCCGTCGGTCAGACCGTTGCAGAGGTTCCGTTTGCAGTTCAGGCCTTGCTGCAGCCATACCGAATTTACGGGGTGTAAAAATGGCCTGTTCCGGGTGCGCGCAGAGGCGCGAATGGATAAAAAAGTGGGCGAAAATAGCTTATGAACGAGCAACTGGTAAAGGAACTGATAGCGGCGCTGCGGGAACAGACCGCAGCTCAGAGAGAACAGACGGAAGCGATAAGCCGCCTGGCTGAATCAAACGCAGCTCTGTGTGATGTCATTATCCAGTCGCTGGCCGAAGATGAAGAAATTGATACTACTTCATTAGGCGATGAGCGACCCGTTTACTTGAGTCAAAGACCGAGGGGGTGATATGCAAGCCGGGAAATTGCGTCACAGGGTTATCCTGCAGGAGCCGGTAAAAGAACAGAACCCTACAACGGGAGCCGTAATTAATACCTGGCGCGATGTCGCAACTATCTGGGCCGAAATATCCCCCTTATCAGCACGGGAGTTTATAGCGGCCCAGGCATCACAGGGCGAAATAACAACACGCATAACTATTCGTTACCGTGCAAGTATTACCCGAAAGCACCGTATTCTCTTTCGTGGATCAGTATTCAACATTGAGGGCGTGCTTCCGGACCCGAAAAGTGGTCGTGAATATTTGACGCTTCCTTGTTCTGAGGGGGTAAACGATGGCTGATAGTGTTGAAGTAAACCTTACCGGACTCGAGTCACTGCTTGGAAAAATGGAGGCTGTCTCCGAAGTTACCCGAAATAAAGCTGGCCGTTCTGCGCTGCGTAAGGCTGCGAATATAATCAGGGATCGCGCCAGAAGTAATGCAGCCAGAGTTGATGATCCCCTCACCAAAGAGGCGATATATAAAAATATCGTCGCCAGCTTTAGCAGCAAGCAATTTCGCAGGACGGGTGATCTGGCATTTCGTGTTGGGGTAATGGGCGGCGCCAGTCAGTATGCAAACACAAAGGCCAACGTCAGGAAAGGCAGGGCCGGGAAGACGTTCAGAACACTGGGTGATAAAAGCAATCCTGGCGGCGATACCTGGTACTGGCGTTTTCTCGAATTTGGAACCGAACATGCCGCCGCAAAGCCCGTACTGCGACCGGCGATGAATGGTGTTGATACCGCAGTAATCAGCGTTTTCGCTGAAGAAATGGAAAAAGCTATCGATCGCGCAGTAAGGCGTGCCGCCAAAAAAGGAACAACAGCATGATTGCTCCAGTTTTTGCCGTCTGTTCGACAGACCCGAAAGTAAAAGAGCTGCTCGGTGCTCACCCGGTAAGGCTTTATCCGTTTGGTATGCTTGATGATGTTCTGGTGTACCCCTACGCAGTCTGGCAGAACGTGGGCGGAGAACCTGAAAATTACCTGAGTCAGAACCCTGACATCGACCGTTATTCCATTCAGGTGGATGTGTATGGCGACACCGATGAAGATGCTCTTGCTGTGGCGCGAGCATTGCGCGATGTCATTCAGCGCAAGGCTTACATTACCCGCTGGGACGCGCAGGGCAGAGACACGGTAACCCTCAAATACCGTTATTCATTCGACGTTGACTGGCTGGTCAACCGATAACTCAAAACCACTCACATAACACCGGCTATAAGCCGGTTTTTTTATATCCGGAGATGACTATGTCAGTAGTGACTCAAGGCACTCAACTTTTTGTGCTCGCGAATGGTGTCGTGAGCGAAATCGAATGTATTACGGCATTCTCACCAGGCGGCAGTCCGGCAGATCAGATTGATGATACGTGCCTCAGTGAACGCAACACCCGAAAATATAAAAAGGGTTTACGTACACCAGGACAAGCAACGGCCACTCTGAACGCTGATCCAGCAAATGCCAGCCATTTGATGCTCAGCAATATGGCTGAGTCCAACGATCAAAGCGACGTAACGTTTGCGATCGGATGGGCTGATGGGGAATCTAAACCAACAATCGGGAGCTCTGAGGGGTCTGTTGATGGTCTGACTCTGCCTTCAGATCGTACCTGGTACGTGTTCAAAGGTTATGTATCCGACTTCCCGTTTGACTTCCAGGGTAATACCGTCGTGCAGACGTCTGCCACCATCCAGCGTTCCGGCCAGGGGGCATGGATTCCGAAAGAACAACCAGGCAGTTAATTAAACGCGGGGGATCATTCCCCGCACCATCAATGTTTATACCGGAAAACGACATGAAACTGACTCTTGATACGCTGAAGAAAACAGGTGCTTTTACAGGTCGTCCTGTTGAGAAAGAAATTAAATGGAAAGGTGCTGACGGGGAAGAACACATTGCCACAACTTATGTTCGCCCTTTGGGTTATCACACTGCTACGTCTGACGTTCTCGCCGGGCTAGGCAAGATTGATGGCGTTGCTGGTCGTATTGCGGCTTCAATCTGTGACGAAGACGGGCATCAGGTGTTTACCGTAGCTGATGTAACTGGTGAGGCTGATCCGGAACGTGGCGCACTGGATGGGAATCTTACAGTAGCTTTGTTGGTGGCCATTCAGGAAGTTAACGATCTGGGAAAGACGGACTCAGCGCAGAAGACGAAATCTGGTGCGAACTAGTCCTTAATGGGATTGGTGGTCGTACCATTTCAGAAGCCCAGGAATGCCTTAGCTTCCTTGAGTTCCAGCAGTGGGTTCAGTATCGTCAAAAGTACGGAAGCCTGAACCCTATGATGCGAACTGAATGGGGCGCAGCGTTGATTTCTTCTGTGCTGGCTAATGTTAATCGCGGTACAAACACTCCGGCATTCAGCGTTGCTGATTTCGCCCCTCACATAGCAGCTGTAGAGCGCGTTGCCGCTAACGAACCAATCAGCCTGCATGAAGCGATGAGGACGTGGAATTGAAAAGTAGAATTTATTAGAAACGCTTTCCTTGCTACCCTATCTAAAAACAAGGAGATCAAGGAATGGCTTTAATTAAATGCAAAGAGTGTGGAGAACAGGTATCTGACAAGGCCGCATCATGTCCAAAGTGCGGAGCTCCCATAGCAAAAAAAAACAAAGGTCCATCGGGATGTATGATGGTGTTTTTTATTTTTGTAGGGGTTCTTATCCTTCTTTTGTTTATTGGCAAAGTAAGCAATAAAAAAGAAGCACCTAGCCAAACAGTGGGTAGCACTCAGGTAAGCACTGATAAGTTGAAAAATGATGTCGTAAAAGAAGTAGAGGTAAAAAAAGAACCAGTTACAGTTATTAACTGGCATAACCAACCCACGAAAGATAGCGTTACTGGTGAGGTTGGGGAGATCTTTTATAATACATCGAAAAACCATGTTAATTTCCCATTCCCTTACAACGTTGATGGTGGATCTGTACTCAACTTGGTTTTCCGCAAAAGAAAACAAGGTACTGATGCCTATGTCGTGATATCTAAAGGGCAGATTGTATGTGGTTACTCAGATTGCGCAATAAGAACGAAGGGCGATAACGGAAAGGTAAAAACCTGGACTGCAAGTAGTGAGGCATCTGGAAGATCAGACATGATTTTTCTTGATAACCCACAGTCTTTCGAAAAATATATCAAGAGCAATAAAAAAATCACTATTGGAGTGACATTTTATCAATCTGGCGAACAGGGGTTCGATTTTGATGTTTCAGACTATCCAGAGCAAGCAAAGAAAAAATAAAATTAATATTTACACTATTTAATAAGCATTAAGATGCCTCGCTTTGCGGGGTTTTTTTTACCTGGAGGACAGCGTGGCAAGTAAATCATTAGGTACATTAACGATAGACTTAATTGCCAAAGTTGGCGGCTTTGTTGGCGGCCTAAGCCAGGCTGAAAGGGCATCGCAGAAATGGCGAAAACAGGTTCAAGAGGATGCAAAATCTGTAGCTGTTGCATTCACAGGGGCAGCAACTGCAGCAAGCGCCGCTGCTATTGGCGTAGGTGTGGCTGGATACAACCTGTTAAAAAACACCTCCAGGCAAATTACTGAGTCTGACCGTTGGGCTAAGTCGCTCAACATGTCTACTCAATCATTACTTGCTTGGCAGTATGCTGCAGAAAAAGCAGGTGTTTCAGGCGATCAAATGGCTGATATTTTTAAAGATATCGGAGATAAAATTGGTGACTCGGTACTGAATAAATCAGGTGAGGCTGTAGATGCATTGGATGCACTCGGTTTATCAGCTAAAAAATTATCGAGTGAATCGCCAGATAAGCAACTTTTAGCCATAAGTGATGCGCTAAGCAAGATTAAAACAAACGCTGAAAAGACTACTATTCTTGAAAGCTTGGGTAACGATCTCTCTAAGTTGCTTCCTTTGCTTGATCAGGGCGGTGATAAATTACAAAAATATATGAAGGCTGCGAAAGAATTTGGCGTAGCACCAGATGATACAGATATAGAAAGTCTCGTAAAAGTTAATTCAATCTTTGAGGATATGGAAAACCAAGTTAAAGGGGTTAAGATTGAATTATCAGCTGGATTAGCAAAGGTTGACCTTTCTAACCTGCAGAAATCAATTAGCGACATGGGTGATGTATTTAAAGACCCTGAAGTTATCAAAGGTATCACCAACCTTGTTAGTGGCGTGGTCGACCTCGCTACCTGGCTTGTTAAGGTTGGAGCGGAAGCAGGAAAACTCATCGATCTTTACAAAGGGGGACAGGCAGTAGGGGAGAATGCATCTATAGAGGAAATTGATCGTCGCATAAGAAACCTTGATGCAGATTTAAATGACGAAGGTTTTCTTGCAGATTTCAACAGATTAGGAATGGATGTGGAAGGGAAACGGGCTGAACGATCAGAGCTTGAACGCCGCCGAGCAATCCTTAAAGCAGGAAATAACCTACCTCTATATCCAGCAACCATAGGTAATAATTCTTCATCTAAAACAGATTATGGTCTTGGCGCAGGAGAATCAAACGGGAAATTAAAAACTGATACTTCAGCAAAAAAACTTGAATCAGCTTTTAAATCAATGGAGACAAGTTATCTCCGGCAAATTGCTCTCATCGACACTACCGGAAAGAAAAGCGCAGAGGTTACTGAACAACAAAAACTACAATTTGATATCGCTGACGGCAAGCTAACGGGACTTAATGAAACACAGAAGCAACGCCTTGAACAACTGGCTACAGAGGTTGATCGCCTGAATGCTGTTAAAAAGGCGAACGAGGAAAACCTAAAACTTGCTGAGTACATTTCGAATCTTCAGCGTGAAAATGCTAATGCTGCTGCTTCCCTTGATGCTGATGTTATTGGCGCAGGTCTGGGTGATAAGGCACGCGAAAGGATGCGTGAACAGCTCGAAATTGAGCGTGAATTTAACGAGAAACGGGAAGATTTGCAGCGCCGTCTCCAGGATGGAAGCATTAAAACCTCAGAAGAATATGACCGCTATAACCAGGAACTGGACAAAGCGCTTGCTGAGCGACTCGATAAATATCGCTCACATTATGATGAACTGGACAGATTGCAGGGGAACTGGCTAGCCGGTGCGCAGAATGGCTTGGCTAACTGGGTAGATACTTCCAGTGATTATTACACTCAGGTATCAGATTTAGTCGGTAACACCCTTGATGGCCTGGTGGATAACATGGCTGATGCCCTCAGTGGTAATAAAGCTGACTGGGCAAGTTGGGCGAACAGTGTGCTGAATGAGCTGCAGAAAGTGTTGCTCAGGGCAATCATGGTCAACACACTTAAATCAGCTGGGGATAGTGGCTGGTTTGGTTCGCTGGGAGGGATGTTTGGTAGTTCAGTAGCTGGTGCAGCATCCGCTGGCGGGGCAACACCGTCCGGAGCTTATACTGGTGCAGCATCTCAATTGAAATTCGCCAAGGGCGGCGTAATGGACTCCCCTGATCTGAGTCGTTTCCGTAATGGCGTCGTGAACAGCCCGACGATGTTTGCTTTCGCCAAAGGTGCGGGGCTTATGGGTGAGGCTGGCCCTGAAGCGATTATGCCCCTGACGCGTACTGCTGACGGTAACCTCGGTGTTCGTATGGTGGATGACACGGTTTCTTCTGTTGGCGGTGGTGGTGCTCAGCTCCAGCAAACTATTCATCAGCATTTTTCTATTTCCGGTAACGGTGACGCGGCACTGAAGCAGGCTATGCAGGAAGCTGCGCGACAGGGAGCGAATGACGGTGCGAAGCAGGCGCGTCAGGATTTGCTTCAGGACTTCTCTAATAGAGGTCAGGCAAGGCGACTACTTGGCGTGTAATGCACTATTAATATTCATTAAGCCGAAAGGCGGGAGACAGTTATGACTTTAGAAGAACGAGTTGAAGTGCTGGAAAAGTCGCTTTTGCGTATGCGCCAGGCCAATAATGAGATTAACTGCGCGATTGATGAACTCAGTGCTTCTGTTCGACAGCAACTGAAAGTTAATGATAATGGACTTCAGGAGCGGGGCGACAAAGTTACATTAGCAGATGGCGGTATTACTGTTCATCTTAAAGGGGGAGGGGTTATTGTTATTAACTGTTTTAGTTCCCCTGTAAGCGAATCAGATAAATTACGCCAGGCAATGGAGAAAGCCGCTACTGCTGGTGCGGAGGCGGCTATGAAACAAATACATCAAGACTTTATTTCTCGTGGACCACTACGCCGATTACTTGACTGAGGCGGAATATAATCCATTGAGGTACTGATTAACTTCTTTTTCAAGATCCACGAGAGTGCGACTCTTCGCATCCTTAATGTATATATGATTGGTGATGCTTTCTCCGTGCTCACCATAAACGGTAAATCTGACATTTGGATCCCCGGCTTCTGGTTCGTAATCACCTGGCATTCCAATGTGTAGCAGTTGCACTTTAGACAGGTAAAACTTCATTTTATTTCCTTATCCAGAGGTAATCAGCTATCCCTCCTTAATCTGAGTGCGTCAATGTCCCACCACTGACGGGCTGAGTAACAACCATAACCAGGTATGTAAATCAGTAACATCCTGACAAATGATCAGTAGCGCCGCCGTGCGCAGAATAATGCAGGAGAATCTATGGCTGTACTCGAATGGCCGGAAGATGTCTGTCCCGCGTCGCTGACCTGGCGACCAGAAAGTAATACCAAAACCTTTCGTTCCCCCTTCAATGGCTCATCGCAGACAGCACGCTTTCCCGGTACCCGCTGGGTCTGTTCCCTGACCTTTAATAACCTGACAGATGAAAAATCCAGACGTATTGATGCTCTGGTGGCTTCACTCGATGGCGAGTATGGCAGGGTAAAAGTTCGTGACTGGGGGAGAAGTGGCAGAACACCTGCTGGAACGCCAGTTGTTGATGGCGCTAATCAGACCGGAACCCAGCTTCAGAGTAAGGGCTGGACACCAGGAACGGTGGTGCTCAGACAGGGCGATTATTTCACTGTTAACGACGAGCTGAAGATGGTCACAGCTGATGTGACGAGTGCAGCGAACGGTACCGCAATGATTGCATTTGCTCCGATGTTGCGTGGTTCGCCGCCTGCTAATGCGGCCATTGAGGTCGCGAAACCTTACGGAATTTTCAAACTGAAGGACAACCAGCAGGGTGCAGGTAACCGTGTGCCGGGTGTTTTTACCAGTTACACGCTGGAGCTTGAGGAGGCATTTTAATGCTGTATTCCCCCTTTTCGGATTCGATGGTGGACTGGTTATCCCGCGACAGGGTGACGGTCGCGATCGCCGCTAATATTCAGTTTGAATCCGGTACCGTCTATGTGCATTCCGGTACCGGGACACTGGTTCTCGGCGGCTATGTCTATTACGGCATGGGGCGCATGGGTTCTGTTGATGATGCCAGTGAAACCAGCACAACAAGCCCCACGCAGGTCAAAATGACCCTTTCAGGTCTGGATATGGCCCTCTTTGCCACCACGCTGAATGAGCGATGCGTGGGCAGAAATGCCGAAATTTATCTGGTGGCCATGGATGATAGCGGTGTTGTCCAGGTTGCCGATCTCCTGTTTAAAGGGCGGGTATCCAGTACGGGGGCGACTGCTGGCGGGACGAACGCCCTGCAGTACACCATCAGTAATATTTTTGAAGACTGGCAGCGTCCTTTCCCCGATCGTTATACCGATGAATCGCAGCAGGCTGCTTATCCCGGTGACCGCATATTCCGGTATGTGGCTCAGATGTCAGAACGTTCTATTTACTGGGGCAGTAAAAAAGATGCGCCAGGATTTACCTATAAGTGAGGAAGCATGAAGCATCCGGACTGGCATAACAGATTAATCACTGTAATAAGGGCCGCTGAAAAGCGGCCTTTTTTATGGGGCAGTCATGACTGCTGCCTGTTCGCGGCGGACTGCGCTCAGGCCATGTGCGGCGAGGATTTTGCGGCAGGCTGGCGCGGAACCTACGACAGCGAGCATGGAGCTAAAAAGGCGATATTGCGCGGTGGCGGTTCGCTTGAAAAGGTGCTGGCCCGTTATCTCGATGAGGTGCCAGTGAAGCTGGCGCAGCGAGGGGATATTGCCGTGGTTGAAAATGCCGATGCGCGATGTGCCGGGGTGGTGTATTCCGGTGTTGTGTGGGTGCCCGGCGAAAATGGTCTTGTCAGTCTGCGGGTTAAACCGCTGAGTGTCTGGAGGGTGCGTTAATGCCTGCTGCTGTTCCTATTGTTGCCACCATTGCTGCAGGTGTGGCGGCGGCAAATGAAATGTATGCCATCGCGATGGTTATTACCGTTGCCGCACAGATTGCCACTCAGGCGCTGACCAAGACCCCGTCGCTGAATTCCTACCGTGATACGTCAGAACGCAAACAGGTTCTGCGCGCTGCGGCCAGTGCCAAAACCGTTGTTTACGGTCGCTCAACGTCGGCGGGCACTCTGTTCTTTTCCGAAGAGCAGGCTGGCGAACAGGATGATGGCGAAATGCTGCATCTGGGCATTGCCCTGGCGGGGCATCCGTTATCCGGTGTACAGACTGTCTGGCTGGGTGATGAGCCGATCAGTAGCTATCCTGAGCATGCCTTTTTCGAGCTGCACACCAATCGCCAGACGGCGGACCCCTACATGCTGGAAAACTGCCCGTCATGGAAAGAAGACATGATCGGGAAAGGGATCACCTGGCTGCGTGTATCCCTGAAATTCAATGCTGAAAAATTCCCGGCAGGCATCCCTAACATCAAGGTCGAAAAGCAGGGTCGGGCTATTTACGACCCGCGTACCGGACTGACGGGTTACAGCAATAATGCGGCGCTGGTTATCCTGGACTATTACCGCAATTACCTGAAAGTACCCGACACCGATATTCTCTGGGACCAGTTTCAGGAAGCGGCGAACATCTGTGATGAGGATGTGATTACTGGCGGTAATACCGTTGAGAAGCGTTACACGATTAACGGTGAGTTCGATCTCAGTGAAAACAAGGTCAGTATTCTGGAGGGAATGCTGGCGGCATGCGCCGGGGACGTAACGTACACTGCGGGCAAACATGGCCTTCTGGTCGGGGCTTATTATGGTCCCGCGACAGAGGTGATCACTGAGAGCCAACTGGCCGGTGATATCGAAATCATGCCGGAAGTCTCTCAGGCGGAACGTGTTAACACTATCAAGGGGACATTTGTCGATCCGCAGCAGGGCTATACCGAAGCGGATTTCCCTTCTGTGTCTGTCAGTGAATGGGTGACGGAAGACGGCGTGGAAATATCGCAGGATATGAAGCTGCGATTTGTGACCTCTGAATTTCAGGCCCAGCGTCTTGCAGATGTGAAGTTAAAGCGCACCCGAATCGCCAGAACCATGAACGTTACGTTAAACCTGAGCGGGTACCGTTACCGCCCGGGAATGTATGTGAAGGTGAATTTCCCGTCTATCGGTATTGTAAACGTTGAGATGCGGGTAACTGACTGGAAGTTCGGCGTTCAGAATGGCGTGCAACTGACACTGAAGCAGGAAACCGCAGATGTCTGGGGCGATGCCATCGGTAAACCGATCGAGCGACCGCCGTTTACTCAGTTACCATCTGGCGGCGTGGCGCAGCCGCAGAACCTGAAATACACCGTGGAGGAAATTGGTCAGGTCGTACAGGGCATTTTGTCCTGGCAGAATATCGGGCAGGTGGTCTACAACAAAGTGATCATTCGTCGCAATGGTCAAATGGTGATGTCCGTCCAGGTTCCGGGAACGTTCACGCGTCTTACCGGGTTACCAAAAAATACCTACACAGCCCACGTTATTGCCGTAAACCAGATGGGGGCAGAGTCGCCAGAAGGGTATCTGGAATTCAGTATTGAAGCTCCGCCAGCACCTTCCCATGTTGATATTGAGCAGGGCTTCTTTGCCGTTACGCTGATCCCGCGTCTGGCGGCGATCACTAATGTTTCCACGCAGTTTGATTTCTGGACTTCAGGCGAAACAAAGCTACCCAATACCTCAACAGCCACCGTGGAAGCGAATGCCAGCCGCGAGGGGATGGGAACAACCTGGACAAGCAATCAGCTACAGGTTGGACATACCTACTACTGGTACATCAGGACGATAAATGCCTTTGGCGCCTCCGGCTTTATCGAGGTACCGGCGCTGTGCTCCATGGATACTGGCGGTCTGATTGACATCATAGATGATCAGATTCAGAACTCTGATGCGTTCCAGAACGTTAAAGCCGGTGTCGATACGAACCTGGAAGGCATTATGGAAAATGCGCTGGCAAATCATGGCACTGTTGAACACCAGTGGGTTCAGTATGGCGAAGTTCGCGCTGACATTCTGGTCGTAAAAACTACGGTGGCCACCGCCGAGCAGGGGCTTGCTGACTTATCAACTTATGTTCAGGCTCAAATAGGACCTGATGGCAGTCTGACCTCTGCGGTAAACCAGAAAATGACTGCGGTGGTGAACAGCGACGGAACAGCCAAAGCCTCCTACACGCTTAACATGGGCATCGTGAGAAACGGTGTTAAATACAACACTGGTTTCGGTATGTCTATCGAGCCTGATGGAAACAACTATAAATCCACGGTTGTATTTGCCGCCGATCAGTTCGGTATTTATTCTGGAAGTGATCCGGGGAATTACACTGCTGCATTCTTTGTATATAACGGACAGGTATTTATACGTGATGCGCTAATTCAGGATGGCAGCATTACCAATGCCAAAATTGGCAACTATATCCGGTCCACATCTTTCGTTTCTGGTCCTTTAGGGGCAGGGTGGAATATCGACAAGAACGGGAACTGCGAATTTCATGGGCAGTTTTATGCGAACAGCGGCCAGTTTGCATTTAACGGTACGAATAACACTGTTGTTATCAACGGCAATGGAGTGACAGTTAATCTTCCTGGTGGTGGACGGGTCGTCGTCGGGAGGTGGTCATAATGCCGGAAGGTATTCTGATTGATTACAACGATGGCCGTCCGGCAATGGCAATAACTGCGGGGCTTCGTGCCCCGAGTTTTTGCACATCGTTCTCGGGCTGGTCATCTCAGTTCATGCAGTACCCGGTCAATACGCCACTTGTTCCAGGTTCACAGGTTATCGTGGTGCCAACTAACCCCATTTACATCTATTCCTTTGCTGAATTTGACGTGGCCATTATGACAGGGGTCACCCGAAACGGGGACGCCGGTGTCATCATTGGTGCTGAGACAATCGGAGGTAAAGCCCTTACCCCGGACTGGTCTGGTTATGTCATGGAACTGCTGCCTGCGGCGACTTATAACGAAGGGCTGTTTGTTTCAAACTCGACTGACTTCACCGCGATATCCAACCAGGCCGCCCTGATGACCTGCGCTTATTCCGGGCGCATTACGGTTAGCGGCAGCGCGCCGCTTCCGGTGGGCGGTATTCCTTTTGGTAAATGGGATAACCCGAATGTGTCGGTGGGGTTTGATGGCGGCAATATCATCGTGCGTGATATTTCCTACACCGGGCGGGACGATGTGGCAGGAACAGCAACGATTGACCTGGTGATATTCAATCAGACCGCACCTGTCGGCGGCGACGGTATCACGATGACCAACGCCGCAGGTCAGGTCACGTTCTCCACGCTGAAACGCCCTTTTGTCTATGACCGACAAATCCAGATTACTGATGCCTTTCAGGATATTGGGGGCGGGTTCTGCCAGATAGTCTATACCGGCGTTCAGGTACGAATGATTGGTGGATGGGGAAATATCAGAACCAAAGGCGTGGTCATGTCAGGCGGTAGCGTCAGGTCAGCCTTCAACAAAGTATTTGCGGACCGTAACTCCGGTTCATGGGATATGACCCGAAACAGAAATATCGCCATGCCCATTCTTATTCTTCCGAACATGTACTGAGGAAAAACTATGTCAGCAGGAACTTTAACCCTGACGAATAACTCTGCTGCGGTTGCTGGCAGCGGGACCGCGTTTACCACCGAGGTGGCGGCCGGAGATTTTATTGTTGTCACTGTCGGCGGCGTTCCCTATACACTCCCGATTAAATCAGTGGAAAGCGGTACAGCGTTGACGCTGGTAAGCAATTTCACCGGGCCAACACAATCTGGCGCGGCCTGGTCAGCTGTTCCTCGTGTGGCGTTGAATATGGTCACCGCCGCGCTGGTGGCACAGAGTGCAGAAGCCCTGCGCGGACTGAACTACGACAAACAGAACTGGCAGCAGGTTTACAGTGCAGCAGGAAGCATCACCGTGAAGCTACCGGATGGCTCTGCATTCACCGGGCCGTCATGGAGATATCTGTCCGACAATATGGCGACAAAGACTGGGGGAGCAGTACCAGTTAATCAGGGAGGAACGGGGTCTACAACAGCCGAAGGAGCGCGCGAAAAACTGGAATTAGGGGATAGTTCAACTAAAAATGTCGGTACACATACAGGTACCGTTGCGGCAGGTGATGACTTAAGACTTAACACGATAAATGGTAAAAGCGGAGGAACCATCAATGGTGGAATTATTAACGAGTCAAGAGGAATGGTTCTCCGTGCATCAACTCCTTTAGATAATTGGTTTTATTCATTAGAATTCCAGGCAGGGCAGGGTAACAATGTACCGTTCGCATCGCTTTACCATACAGACAGAGGTATCACAATAAAAACAGGGATTGATACCGGTGGTAAATATAATTCTTTTCTGTCTAATGGAAACTATATATGCCCTGCCAATATAACCTGTGTTAGTCTCACACAAACATCTGATGCCGATAAAAAAGAAAATATAAAGCCAATCGAAAACGCGCTGGATAAAGTTATGGTACTTGATGGGGTAACATTTAACTGGAAAGACAGCGAGTTGCCATCAGCTGGAGTAATCGCACAAACCCTTATTGAGGTTCTTCCAGAAGCTGTAGGGTCTACATTTGATGAGTGTGACCAGTATGAGTCTGTTGAAGAGATAAATAAAGAAGGCGAAGTAGTCATTACAACCCGTCTGGTAAAAAAGCGGGATGATAGTAAGCGAAGTTATACAGTTGAATATTCTGGTGTCATTGCCCTCTGCCTTCAGGCAATAAAAGAATTGAATGAAAAAGTTGAAAGTTTGCGGAAACCGTCATCTGTCGCTAAAAATTGATAATTGCCGCAACCATGTCGTATGTAAGAGCATGATTGCGGCCGACTGGCGAACGTTCGATAGTGCGAGTATTGAATGATTGCCAGTCACGGCGGATTGTACTTAAGCAATATGACGGTTCAAGGCGTTTAATCTGAAACCAGCCACATATCAGCTTCCTCAAACATTTCCTGAACAGTACGGCTTATCTGTTCTTTCTCATGCTTGCTGGCGTCAGTGTTGATCGCCGGCAGTGTCATCATCGGTTTAACCCGAACATCAGCATCAGGGAAAATCCGGTGAACCCTCCTGGTCAATTCGCCCAGAATGATATCTTTTGCACCGGGCAGACCATCAAAATTCCTTTTGTCATAAACGAGTTCCACGAACATTGCTTATTGCCTCTTTACTGGATAGATATACAGTATTTATACTGTGTTTTTATCCAGTATTCAAGAGAGGGCGTAAACATGGGCTTTCCTTCACCAGCTACCGACTATATAGAGCAGCGGGTTACGCCAGCCAGTGTCTGCATGACTCCCGACAGTCGCATCCTCGAGACGTCGGCGGGTTATGCGATCATCGTCCCGGTCACGCGCCCACAGCAGGGTGATGCGCTGTTGATTCTGTCCGGAGGTCGGACGCAGTTTGCGAAGCTTAGGGGGAAAGCGTTAATCACGGATGACGGCGAAGCGATCGAAGGTGATGCAGCTGAAGAGGCTGAGGTTATGAGGCGGGTGACGCACTTTATCAACAGCACTGATGCTGCGATATCTCTTGAGGCGGCATTGGCGCAGTTTTGA